GGGTGATGAAGACCGGCAGCGGGTCCGTGTGGCGTGTATCTACTGGCGCGCTCCTGATGGCGTCTGGAACTATGCGTATTTCTCTGGCGGCGGTGTGCTGGACGAAGGCGAGAGCAAGTACGTCGATGACAAAGGCGTGCCCACATGCCCCATCATTGCAGCGTCTGCTTATGTGACCCGCGAGAACGAGCGGTACGGCGTTGTGCGCGACATGATCGGGCCTCAGTCCGAGATGAACTATCGCCGGTCGATGTCGCTGTTCCTGATTAAGAACCGCCGCATCTGGTCCAAGGCTGGCGTCTTCCCGCCGGACACGAACCCGAAGGAAGAAGTAGCACGGGCTGACGCGCACCTGATTGCGAACGGGGAATATGGTACGGATTGGGGGTTCATTGAAAGCCAGGCCGAGGTTTCACAGAACTTCGAGCTGCTTCAGGACGCGAAAAACGAGATTGACGCGCAGGGTCCGAACGCTGGACTTCAAGGGCGCGGCGTTGAGAACCAGTCAGGCCGGGCCATCCTTGCCCAGCAGAACGCGGGCCTCGCTGAAGAAAACACGCTCTACGACACGCACAATGACTGGAAGCTGCGTGTCTACCGCGCATTCTGGGCTAGGGCGAAGCAGTTCTGGACCGAGCCCATGTTCCTGCGGATCTCGGATGACGAGGCACCGGAAGGCGCACGGTTCACGCCGGTCAACCAGCCGATGATGCCGGGCCAAATGCAACCGGGCCAGCCAATGCCGGCGCAAGCCCCTCCGATGGGCGGTGTGCCGGGGATGGGGATGCCGGGTCAGATGCCGCCGCAGATGCCCCAGATGCCGCCCCAGATGGGCAATGTGATGCCCATGCCGATGGGTATGCCTCCGATGCAGCCCCCTGTGCAAAACGCGCTCGCTGAAATGGATGTGGACATCATCATTGAAGCCGCTCCGGACATGATCACGCTGCAGCATGAGCAGTTCGAGCAACTGACCGCGATGGTACAGGCCGGGGTTCCGATCCCGCCGGATGTGCTGATCGAGGCCAGCCAGCTCCGCAACAAGAAGCAGCTTGCCGAGAAGCTGGACGCAGGAATGCAGCTCCAGCAAGCCCAGCAGCAATTGCAGGAAATGCAGAAGCAGCTTCAGCAGGCACAGGCCGAATTGCAGAAGGCGCAGATGCCCAAGCCGGAAGCTATCAACCCGCTGGACATGGCACGCGCTCAGGACCTCGCCCGCAAGGCTGACAGAGACGATGCGCTGGCGCAGGCCACGATACGCGACACAGACGCAGGCATTGCCCTGAAGGCCGCTCAGGCCACGCAGGCGCAGGCCAGTGCTTACAAAGCGGTAGAGGACGCCAACCGTCCGCCGCCAGCGCCCAAGGCGCCGCCGAAAGGCTGAGTTCACCAGACATGGGCCGCAAGGCCGATAGCGCCGCCGCCGGGCGTACTCGGGCGATTCAGGCCGCCGCTGTTACGGGCGTTTGGAGATGATGATGAGTGGAGAAAAGGACTTTCTTGACGAGTTTGCCGAGCAGGATGCTGCCCTTGAACCCGTTCAACAACCCCGGGAAAACGTGGAGCCCGCTGGAAGCGGATCACTGCGCGGACCCGATGGGAAGTTCGTGCGGAAGGAAGCAGCCGAAAAAGCAACGCAAGCCGAAACGGGCGCAAAAGAAGCTGCCGGAATGCAGCAGATCACCGAGCCGCCGTCGGATGATGAAGAAGGTGCCCAAGTCCCTCTTTCGGTTGTCAAAGCCCTACGCAAGGAACTCCAGGAGCTAAAACGCTCTCAGGGACAGGCAACCCAAACGCAACCCAAGGCGCCGGAGTTTACCGGGCCACAGGTCGCATTTGAACAGGACCCGCGTTCTTACCTCGAACAGACGCTGCACGCCCAGAAGATGCAGATGAGCATGTTCATGGCAAGCCAGCAGCATGACGAGGCAACCGTTCGTGAAGCATGGTCAGCCTTTGACGAGGCCTGCCGGAATGACCCGGCGACTTCGGCCTACAGCTACACGCTTCTTCAGCATCCTCACCCGATGGGCGAGCTGGTGAAATGGTACAAGCGCGAACAGCAATTGCAGATGTTGAACGAGGCGGGGTCACTTGAGGCCCTCATTGAACAGCGTCTTCAAGCCATGCAAGGCGGGCAACCGCAGGTCCAGACGCAGGGAAGGCCAAACGTCCCGCCATCATTGGCAGGCACAGGCAAGCCCCGCACTTCAGATGCAACCGGTGAGCCCGCAGACGGCTTCGACGTCCTTTTCAAACGCTAACAACCCCTGAAAGGACAAGGCTATGGCCTATACGACCCCGGCAACGGGCAACATTCTCAAGAAATGGGAGACAGACTACTTTGCGGAATACGTCCGCGAGAGTGGGTTCAATCCCTACATGGGCTCGGGCACGAACTCCCCGTTCGTGGTCAAGAAGCAGCTCATTCAGGGCGGACAGGTTATCACCGTTCCGCTCGTCTCGGCGCTGACCGGCTCCAACGTTGGTACTGGCACGCTGGTTGGTAACGAGGAAAGCCTCGGCAACTACTCGTACGACCTCAAGCCCTACTGGCACCGTTATGCGGTCGCCATCAAGAAGTCCGATGAGCAGAACTCGGTCATCGACCTCCTGAACGCCTCGCGTGACATGCTCAAGGTCCGCGACATGGACGACATGCGGGATAGCATCATCAATGCTCTCTCGTCTGTTGTTGAGGCTTCCAGCTCCTACACCGATGCCCCCGGCCACTCGAAAGAAGTCTTCTTCTCCGAGGCAACCACGGCGCAGAAGAACACATGGACGGCTGCTAACCAGTACCGCATCCTGTTCGGCAACGCTGAGGCCAACTACAACGCCACGTTCGCCACGGGCGCCGGTAACGTTGACACCACGAACGACAAGTTCTCGGTGACGTCGCTGGCCCTCCTGAAGCGCATGGCCAAGCGCCGGTTCCGCATCCAGAAAGGTGACGCGATTGACCTGCCGTCGATCCGCCCGATCCGCACTGGCACGCAGGGCCGCGAGTTCTTCGTGTGCTTTGCTGGCCCCGAGACGTTTGCTGACCTCAAGCTCGACATGCGTACCATCAACCTTGATGGCCGCCCGCGTGACCCGGAAAGCAATCCGATCTTCCAGGACGGTGACCTGATCGTTGACGGCGTTGTGGTCCGGGAAATCCCCGAGATCGGCAACGTTGGCCTTATCGGCAACAGCTCGGCCCGTGTGTACCCGGTCTACTTCACAGGCGCGCAGGCGCTTGGCATTGCGTGGGGTCAGACGACCCGTGCCACGCAGCGCAAGGAAGACGACTTTGGGTTCGTCAAGGGCGTCGGCGTCGAAAGCCTCTGGAGCGCAGAAAAGCTGCGTTACAACGGCATCGACCACGGCATGATCACCGGCTTCTTCGCCGCAACCTGATCCGAACACTGAAGGAGACTAAGCTATGGGCTCTCAAGCTCGTGTGTATCACACAAACCAAATCCACTACCTCCGCAAGGACCTGACGTTTGCCAACACGGGCGTTCAGACGGTTGGCGTTCTTCCGGCGGGGGCAATTGTCGTGTCTGCCGGTGTTGTCGTCTCGACGGCATGGAACTCCGGCACGTCGGATGTTCTGGACATTGGCACGTCTGGCGATGGCGACGGGTTCGCAACGGACCTTTCGCTCCGCACGATTGGCAATATCGTCTGGGACGAACTGGCCACGTCGAACGACCTGTACAGCGCGTCTGAAGTGACGATCACCTGTGAGGCCGCTTCGACGGGCACCACGGCAACTGCCGGTGTGGGCCATGTCTATATCGGCTACATCCCGGCAGCGTGATGACAGACCGTCCTCTCCGCCTTGCCGTGCTTACGCCCAGCCTTACGGGGCAGGTACATATTGAGCATGGCGAGGCGATTGCGGACCTGAGAGTGCAATGCCTCAAGCGGGGCATTGCATTCCGCAGGTTCTACAACAAGGGCTCATCGGTCCTCTGCAAGAACCGCAACGCATTAACGCAATGCGCGGTGGATTTCGGGGCGGACTGGGTGCTCTGGGTCGATGATGACATTGCGTTCAAGGCGGAAGACGTGTTCCGGCTGATCGCGCATGACAAGGACATCATTGCGGGCGCCGCACAAAAGCGGACGCACAAATGGGGTGAGCCCGGCGCAATGATGTTTGACGGCGAGCTGAAGCGTGGGCCGGATGGCCTCATCAAGGCAAACCGTGTGGGTACGGGGTTTCTGCTAGTGCGTGGGTCGGTGTTCACTGACCTTGCTGCCTCTGGCCTTGCTCCCGAGTACAAGACCCGTGACGGCGCGCATGGTGATCTGACCATGCGTAAATGGTTCTGGTTCGACGTGGACGCTGAAGGCTATGACGTTGGCGAGGACTATTACTTCTGCAACCAGGCCAAGAAGCTCGACTATGAATGCTGGTGCGATCCTGACGTGAGGCTGTCCCATTTTGAAGGCCTTGTGGAGCACACGCTGAGCCTTGCAGACATCATGCAGGCGATGGAGATGGCTGATGGCAACGCAGGCTGACCTTGTCGCTCGTGTACTGAAGGAACTCTACGTCCTTGAAGGCGGGGCAACGCCGAATGCAACCGATGACGCAACCGTGGATGAAGGCATTGCCGAGGTTCATGCGGAATTGCAGGAACGGCGCATTGCGTATTGGGAACTGACGGACATTCCCGAAGCGGTGATGAGGGGGCTGACCCTCATGGTAGCCGGGAATGTGGGGCGCAGGTTTGTGCCTGACATGAGCGTCGGTGAGTGCGAGCAGATGCGGGAACTCGGGATGAGGCGCATCCGCGAGGTGATCGCGATGCAGCAGGACCACCAGACCGTTCCGCAGAATTACTTTTGAGGTGAGACATGGCAATCCTTCGATACAATGGGCCGCATGACGTACGTGAATTGTGGGGGTTCAGTTTCCCGCGCGGCGCGAGCGTGGAGACCAATGACCCGGACCTGATTGCAAAGGCTATTCGCCTTGACGGGTTTGAGCGCCTGGATGTTGAGCCGGTGCTTGATCCGGCGCCGGAAGACTACCCGGCTTCTCCGGAGCCCGCCGCGTTTGACGAGCTGAAAATCCCGGTGGTGGGTGAGGGGATGTTGCCGGACGGCTGGGAGAAGATGCACTGGAAGCAGCGCGTCAAGCTGGCCAAGGAATTGACTGGCAAGGATTGCGCCAACGGCACAGAGGCCGATGCAGCCCTTAGAGAGGCGCTGGAGCCGCAGTAATGCCCGAAGCCGCGATTGCATCCTCGCATTTCGAGCCCGATGGCTACGGGGATGCGCGGAAGTTCGTCATCAACTATTACGTTGAACCGAACGGGGGCGATCCGCAAAGGCCAGTGCGTCACGTCAACACGCCGGGCAGCCGGATCGTGGATAACGGGACGGTCTTGACCACAAATGTGCGCGGGCTGTTTCAGGCAGATGGGTTTGCAGGTGGTGACGTCGTTGTGCCTGATGGGACGACGGTTCGGCTCTATGATGTGAGTGCTAACACATGGAGCGCCCTGACCGGGTCTCTGACGGGAACGGACAGGGTCAAGGCAGTCTTCGGGGAAGTCCAGGCGGGATTCCTTAGCGGAGGCAGCCTCTTCCAGTCCGGCGGCGCCAGTGTTGCGGCGCTGTCGGACGCGGACTGGGCAACCTTGCTGAGTGACGCAGGCGAGACGGCTTACACGTCGATTGCCACAATGGGCCAGCGGCTCCTTGCGAGCTATGGATCGCGGTTTGCGTTCTCCACAACGCTCCAGTTCAACACGACGACCACGCTGAGCTATTACACCGCAGAATACGCCCCTGACGGGATCGTGGGCCTTGCGGTGATTTCCAACACGTTGATGGTGTTCGGTACGCAGACGATACAGCCGTGGATCGAGACGGGCGACAATGACGATCCGTTCAGCCCTATCGTGGGGCAGGAAATCGACCGTGGCGCGGCTTGCCGTGACAGCATTGTCAAGCTGGACAACACGCTGTTCTTTATCGGGGATGACCTGAGCGTGTACCGACTTAACGGCCTGACGCCTCAGCTATTGAACGCCAATGACCCGTGGGTGAGCCGGTATCTGGCCACTGTCGATCGATCCGACATCGTGTGCAGCGCAATCGAGACCGAGGCGCACAAGTTTTACCTAATCTGGACCCCTCAAAAGTGCATCGCGCTCGATGTTGCAACCGGCGCTTGGCACCTTCGCCAGACCTACGGGTCAGACACTTGGGAATGGGTGTTTCAGGTCACTGTGGACGGCCAGCAGTTTGCAGCACCGGAAGGCAGGACGCTGGTAGAGCTGAGCCGGTCCTACAAGTCTGACCGGATGGCGGATGCCTCGACGTTTGGCACGGAAATCGTGCGGTACTTCTCGGCGCACTTGCCGGTGAACATGGGCAACCAGCCGCTTGGCCAAGTCCGTGTTGAGGGCACAAAGGGCATCGGCCTTGTGAGCGGTCAGGGGTCAAGCCCGCTGCTCTCGATGGCCATCAGCCGGGACAAGGGCAACACGTTCGGGGCGTACCGGGATCGGTCTTTGGGGGCAATTGGTGAATACGGCGCCCGCACGTCATGGGAACAGAACGGACG